TAAATTTACGTTATTTTTTCTAGTATGATTTGATGTTATTGTTCCACCAATTCCAGAATCTGCAAGTCTAAAGGAATTATCATCTATTTTTAATACTTGATAATGCTGTGAAGTTGATGTTATACCTGTCTCAACAGTCAATCCCTCAATTGATGTCCCACCTGTATTATATACAATCTTATCTCCATCATTAAATCCATGATCTTTGAAATTAATAGTATTACTAATAGTAGATATTCCTGCTGGTTTTACTTTCAATTCTCTATTAGTATATCCAGAACCACCATTCAAAACTTTAACAGATCTTAAAACATTAGTTGCTTTTGCTGTCCTAAACTTATGAATTCCTTGTGCATGAGAAGTTGTTAAACCTACAGTATTAATTCCAGACTGCTGATCTCCTGTTGTGTGGAATAATTTAATTGTTTTATTATTAACCCATTGAGCATAATATATTGCATTAGATTGTAATTTAATATCAACATCAGCATTATTATTAGTATATCCATAAACAGATGAAATTCCAACTGCTTCATTACCTCTTGAATTATATACAAGTGGTTGTCCATTACTAAATCCATGATCAGTAAGAAAAGTAATAGTATCCTGAGTTACATCTACTCCACCACCTTTTGATAAATCACGAACATCAAATTCAACTTCACGATATCTAAGACCCATAACAGGACTTAATTCTGTTCCAGAACCATTACCACCAGAAATACTAACTGAATCCACATTCTGTATATCAAATTCATGTGGATCTACCAATACATCTTGAACTACACCTTCACCAATTACTGGTTGTATAAGTGCAGTTATTCCAAGACCAGTAGCAACAGTTACTTGTGGTGCATTAATTACATCATAATCCTTACCCTTACCATACACTACAACCTTCTCTAACGGTCCATAATAAACTTTATCGATAGATTTATAGTTTATTACTTCTACACCATTAACAAGCATTCCAGTCGATCCTGGGATGGTTTTAGTTACTTCACCTTTTTGTAAATTCTGTATAGATGGGAATTTTTTTAATAACTTTTGTGGAAATATTTTGTCTGATTTTTGATGTGCTAATATAAAATTATGATTATTTGATCCATCTCCAACAAATCCCATTGCAGTATTCATAGGAGAACCTGTTTTAGGATCTAAAGTACCATCAAGTTCAATTAAAGATCTTGATTGGTATAATTTAATTTGATTATTATTTGGTGCATCTAAAACTTTAACATAATAATATCCTTCATCTAGTCCTTTTAATTGAGTAGTTTCTGGATTATAATAAATTCTATCACCAGTTACGAAATCAACACTTGTGACTGGAAAACTAATAATATAATATTGCTGAGTTGCAGGATCATATCCTTGTAAACTATTCAACGTTGTAGTTGATATAGTTTCTTTTATTGTATTTTTTGTTATATTACCTGCAGGTAAAGAGTTTGACCCTACATAGAAATTTTTATCATTCTCATTATAAACATTTTGAATATCTACTGTTAATTGATTTTGACCATAAGATAATGGTGTTCCAGTACTAGTAGCAGTTTTTATTCTTCTTCTAATAGTATAAGTTTCTTTTGGATCAACTACAAATCCAACTAAATTATTTAATTCAATTTGTTTAAGACCAGGAGTTATAATATCAACTACGGCACCAGCAAAAGCAACATTTTGAGTAGTTTTCTTTAAAATATCTACAATATCACCAACCTTTAAAC